TACTTCTATGGGCGATAGCTTTCGTTCTTATAAAGCTGGTTTAGGTTCATATACAGCATCAGTAGATTGCTTCTTTGATGAAACAGACACAGCGCAAAACGCACTTGATGTTGGTTCATCTGTGACACTAGAACTGTATCCAGAGGGTGCGGCATCTGGCGACACATATTTTACTGGAACAGTTATTGTTACTGGTAAAAGCGTCACATCATCTTTTGATGGTATGGTTGAAGTTTCATTTTCTGCCACAGGTACTGGTGGAATTACTGAAACACAAGTTTAAGTTTAGGCATTGGTGGCAATATGTCTAAATTTGGTGAACAAATAGCCGCAAACCGTGCGGCGAGAGAACGTCATTCAGTAGAAGTTTCTGAGTGGGGTGTAGATGATAGCCCGTTGGTAATTTACTATGGTGCTGTTACAGGCAGTGATATTGATAAAGTCCAGCGCAAGCACAAAGACTTTCTGACTAACCCAACAATGCCAGCAATGGTTGAGGTTCTGCTAATTAAGTCAGAGGATGAGCATGGCGAAAAAATCTTTACGTTAGAAGATAAGCCCACTTTGATGCGTGAGCCTTTTGAGATTATCACAAGGGTTTTTGGAACTGTCTTTAATGCTACATCATTAGAGGAACAGGAAAAAAACTAAGACGCGACCCATTCAGGTTCAATCTAATAGCACTGGCTGAAAAACTTGGTAAGACCATTGCAGAGATTGAACTAATTACATTAGACGAGTATAATGAATGGGTTGCGTATTATAATTTGCTAAAGGAACGGCAAGATGGAAAGAATTAATATAGGCTTGGTTGCACATGATAAGGCAACAGCCCCCATCAAGAAAGTTCAACAGCAAGTCAGCCAGTTCCGTGTAGTGGTTGACAACTCTACCAAGTCCACAGCTAACTTCAATAAATCTATGCAAGCTGGCACTAGATCATCAGGAATGATGCGTGGTGGCATCCAGCAACTAGGTTTTCAAGCGCAGGACGTTGCAGTTCAGTTGGGTGCTGGCACTAATGCCGCGCAAGTCTTTGCTCAACAGGGTTCACAAATCTTATCAGTGTTTGGTGCTGGCGGCGCAGTCTTAGGTGCTGTTGTCGCTGTTGTAGGTTCTTTGGGTGCTGCCTATATGCGTTCAGGTGCATTTACCAAAAGTTTTGCAGATGAGCATGAAGAACTGAATGAACTGCTAGATGATGCGGCAACACTTGGCGGCACAGCTAAAGAGCAATTTGATAGGCTAAAAGATACTTATGGAACTGTCACTACTAGCGTCATAGCTTTGAATGAAGCGCAGAAAGATTTAATCAGACTAGATATAGCTAAGAACTTTGCACAGCTTAAAGAAGCAGTCTTTGATAGTGCAAGTGAGTTTATCAACATAGCTAATAGATTAGAGACAGTGGCAGAAGGTGGCAGAAAAGGTAAGCAGTCTACAAGGGGTTTAGCTGTTGCCTTTAATGCTTTGACTAAAGAGTTTGAATTAAGCAAGCCACAGATACAAAGCGTATCGGAACTGTTAAAAGAATTGCTAGAAGTTCCTGCTGAAAAAGGTGAAGAAGCCACAAAAATAATTAGTCAGATAACTAATATTTTGGGCAACGCTAACCCTGAAAAGGTAAGAGAATTGCAAGATACTTTGGTTAAGTTTGGCCTGACCATACCAAAAGTATCAGAAACGTTAAGTGAACTATCAGAAGAAGCATCAGACAGCGTTGATGGCCTTGCGGCTAACTTTATGAAGAACTTTGGCGACGTTATTCCTACAGCCGCTTCGTCTGTTCAGTCAGCCATTAGTGATGCGCTGACAGGTGCTAAGAACGCAATGGACGCATTTAAGGATGCAACCAAATCAATTATTTCTGCAATAATAAATCAGTTTGTAAGGTTAGCTATTGTTAATCCTATTATTAACAGCATCTTTGGTGGTGTGTCTGGCTTTGAAAAACAACCTACACTTTTTGCACCTACTAAAACTAACAACGCAACAGGTGGTAGCGTTAGAAAAGGCAGACCCATTATGGTAGGGGAAGCTGGCGCGGAACTCTTTATCCCAAATAAAGCAGGTGTGATAGTGCCAAACAATCAGCTAAAAGGTGGTGATGGGGTAACTATCAATAAAACCATTAATGTTACCACTGGTGTACAGCAGACTGTAAGGACAGAGATAGCTAGCTTAATGCCACAAATAGCACAAGCAACTAAGTCTGCCGTAGCAGATGCAAGGATGCGTGGCGGTTCATACTCTAAAGCGTTTGGTAGATAATTATGGCTATTACATATCCGCTATCTACACCAACTAATAAAACCATTGCAGACATCAATCTGATTGCACGGAATGTTGTGGGCGTTTCAACATCACCATTTAGCTTTAAGCAACAGGTTTATCAGTATCAGGGACAGCGTTGGGAAGCAGATATTACTTTGCCGCCAATGAAGCGTGAGGATGCGGAACTTTGGGTGTCGTTCTTGATGAAGCTGTACGGACAAAAAGGCACGTTTTTGCTTGGTGATCCGCTTGGCGGTACAGCTAGGGGTTCTGCATCTACATCAGCAGGGACGCCAGTGGTTAACGGTGCAAGCCAAACAGGTGGCACATTAGCCATTGACGGTTTGCCAGCTAGTGCAAGTGGCTATCTAAAGGCTGGTGATTATATACAGTTGGGATCAGCCGCAACCGCACAACTATACAAAGTCCTTAACGATGCGGATAGTAATGGAAGTGGACAAGCCACATTAGACATCTGGCCTAATCTAAGGTCATCACCAGCAGACGGGGCAACAGTTGTAGTATCAAACGCTAAAGGTGTGTTTCGTTTAGGTAGCAATGAAACAATCTGGAACATAAACAAGCTGGCACTTTACGGTATCGTGTTTGGCGCAATAGAAAGTTTGTAATGTCTAGGAACTTAACAACCGCAGTATCAAACCAATTATCAGCAGATGAATTACAGCCGTTCTTTGCTGTTAAGCTAAACTTTGACAGTGGTGCTTTGCGGCTATGGACGGGCTACGGGGAGGTTACAGTTGCTAGTGAGACTTACACTGGTGGAGGTCAATTCTTAGGTATATCACCAGTAGAGGAAACTGTTGAGGTTGCGGCGAGAGGTGTAACCATGTCACTTAATGGGATTGATGCAAGTCTTATAACTTACGCACTAACAGAAAACTATCAAACACGGTCAGCTAAAGTTTATCTTGGTGTTATATCTTCAGGTGCAGTCGTAGCAGACCCATATCTGGTTTTTGATGGTCGTATGGATGTTATGACGATAGAGGATAATGGTGAAACTGCAAATATCGCTATGACTGCTGAAAGCAGATTAATAGACTTAGAGCGTCCTAAGTTGCGACGGTATACAAGTGAAGATCAGAAGCTAAATCATCCTAACGATATTGGATTAGACTTTGTTGCATCACTGCAAGAAAAAGAAATTGCATGGGGAAGCGGTAAAGACGATGTGGGTTATGTGTATCCAGTTGCTAATCCATACGATATTCAACTGCCATATTTCTAATGCGTTTACCTGATTGGGATAAGAGGCTTGCCGCTTACATAGAAGAAGTTAGGTATATTCCATTTGAGCGTGGCAAACACGACTGTTTTATATTTGCAGTCAAATGTGAAGAAGCAATTTCAGGTGTTACTAGGTTTCCTGAACTATACAAAGCAAAATATCATAATCTATTCGGTGCAAACAAAGCATTTATCAAGAATGGCTATCGGGGTATGTTTGATTGTATAGATAGAAGATGTATGGAAATAGATGTTAATATGATGCAAAGAGGGGATTGGGCGGCAGTTGACAGCCCTGAAGGTTTGGCAATCGGTGTATGCGTTGGAAACAAGATTGCGGCAGTTGGTGAAAATGGTTTAGTATTTGTAAACAACGCAAAAGCAAAGGCCGCATGGAGTATTTAAATGGGCGTAGTTGAAACAGTTATTGTCGGTTCTTTGATAAGTGGCGCGGCAACAGGCATTATTGCCGCAACTGCTGCGGCTGGCGCATTGGCATTTGGTTTTTCTGTTTCTGCATTTGCTACTACATTAGTTTTATCGGGCATATCAATGGCTTTAACGAAAAAGCCAAAGATACCGACGCAAGCCACCATGCTTGGACGAAGCCAGATGGTCAAACAACCAATCACGTCTAGAAAGATTGTTTACGGTCGTCAGAAGGTATCAGGCGCAGTTGTGTTTATGGAGACTTCTAATAAGTCTCAGTATTTGCATATCATCGTAGCTATTGCTGGTAACGAATTAAATTCAGTACAGAAGGTATTTTTGAACGACTCTGAATTAACTTTAGATGGTGATGGCAACATAACCGCACCAAGCATACTTTCAGGTGTAGGAATTATAAAAACACAATTAGGCGCGGCAGACCAAGCACATTTGAACCTTGCACAATACGGCGCAATATGGCCAGCCACAGCTACATTAAAAGGCATTGCTTTTATATATGCCCGTCTAGAATACAATCCTGACAGCTTCCCAAGCGGCATACCAAACATTTCAGCAATTGTAGAGGGTAAGAAGGTTTATGATCCACGAACAACCTCATCAGCCTACAGCAAAAACTCAGCGTTAATCTTACGTGATTACTTGACG